TGATAATGTTGGACAAGATGTAGGACAAACACCATATAACTTCGTCTATGACGGACCAGATGCATGGAAAAATAGTTTAGGTAAGGATACATTAATAGCTAGCGCTGGTGATATAATCGAATGGTCTGGCACAGAATGGGTAATTGTATTCGATGCTAGTAATCATGATAGTGGCATAATTTATACCACTAATCTTAATACAGGTATTCAATACAAATATACTACTGATGATGCATACTGGACAAGGTCTTATGATGGTATATATCCAGCCGGAACATGGCGGCTAGACTACAACTGATATATACAGTATGTCTAACATCAAATGCAGCGGTGCTTTTATCTATTGTATCAATACAGAAAGATTTTTATTCTTATACAGAAAAAAAAGTAAAAATAGTAATGTATGGGGGTTAGTCGGCGGAACAAACGAAAAAGACGAATCCTTAGGTAATGGCTTATTGAGAGAAATCCAAGAAGAAATAGGCACAGTAGATATTAAAAAAATTATACCATTAGAAACTTTTTCTAGTAATGATAACAAATTTTTTTATTACACTTATATTTGTATTGTTGAAAATGAATTTATACCTAAATTAAACGGTGAACATTCAGGATACGCATGGAGCAAATATAAAGATTGGCCGCAACCTTTACATAATGGTGTGAAAAAAACAATCAATAGTAGTATAGTTAAAAATAAATTGAAAACAATTTTTGAAATTTACAAAGAAATGTAATCTAAAATTTTAGCTTTTACAATGCCGTTGTCTTCTAACCATTTAATTGCAGCTAATTTTACTTTTTCGTCTTGAGATTCTCTAAAAAAAGTACTATCGCTCAAATGGTCTAAATGATCAAATAGTTGTTTTACAGCATCTCTATCTTTTAAACCACTTGATTTTATATTGTGTAGTATGTTCAAAACAAATGTGTTACCTTCTGTTGATTGCATACCTAAGTTCATTTTTAACTCACTTATCAAAATTATGTATAACTGTTACTGGTTTATCTAAATCAGGAGCAGAAGTAAACTGTATGTAATATCCGTCTAAATAAGGGCCTGTTGAAGTGCCTGCTTTCAAAATATATCCTGTATTTGCCACATAATTACCAATCACGCCGCCTGAAGTATCTACACCTAATTCTAGCTGATTAGCAGCTGGCACGCTTTCGATATTATGACTACCTGGTGAACTCGAATCATCAGTGTTCAAGTTTTCAATTGCATCATCGGGATTTGTTTCTATTTGACTAACAAACACTAATTCACCTGGATTAAGTCCATGTGGACTGGCTGTTTGAATTACCGTAGTTGTTCCGACACTAATAATAGCGGTAATTTCTACTCTATTTCCTGGATTTTGAATAAGTGTATAATTAGTTGTAGCTAACTGAAAAACGTTTTCAACTAACACGATAATGTTTTGTGCTGCTGCCGGAGTAGGATAATCAGAATCACCACTATCGAGTGGTCCGAAAATAGTTTCAACTGCATCACCAAAACCTAAACTTTGCTGTGTTATTGTTGCAGGTTCTTTAAACCGCATTTTACGTAAAGCGCCGTTTTGATAACATTCAAATTCATCACTATCGGTATTGTAACGAATATGCCCTTCAGTATAGCTAGTAATTGCATTAGCCGTTGTGCCTTTTGGTACTAACATCATGTCAGAGCTATCTAGTACAACTTGGCCATTTATGTCGTATTTTACACCTACTCCATCTGGTGCAAAACTATTAGTATTTTGCCTCTTAATAAATCTCATTAGCCTTCAATCCAGCTTACAGTCGCAGAAAGCGCATTACTAGACGCCGTAAAGGTTACTGTGTCGCCTTCGGCTAACATAATTCTATTGTCAGTACCCCAAACAAATGTATCACCGGCATCTACAGTTACAGCGTTCACTACTCTGTTTACATTGATATTTAAACTATCTCCGCTAGGAATAAAGTGTAAATCAAAAGTAGCAGAAGAGCTTGAATTGTTGCACACAAGTATATTTAAAATTGCGTATTGTTTTCCTGCAGGTACAGTTACTGCATCTAATTGTGCTACAGTTAATTGACTAGTTGCTATTGACATTTCAAATCCTTAAAACAACATTGCATATAACAATGCTTTATCTTTACTTATTAATTCTCCAGCAGTGCCGGAACTATTTACAAAACTTATACCTGTAGCGCCGCTACCTTCTGCACTTCCATAAATCTTTACTCCATCAGTTGGAGGATTATCAGCAGGATTAATACCAATATCTTCTGCTTGGAAAGGTGAGGTTGTTAAAATTAATCCGTCGTCTATTTGAACATTACCAGTACCGCTTGCATACAATATCAAGTCTTGATTAGTACTATCGTCATTTAGAGTTGATATTTCATTATTCTGTATTTTTATATTATGTATTTCGGTTCTATTACCGTAAATATTCCCAGTATTTACACCGTCTACAGTAATAATAAACTTACTCTCAGTAGTATTTGTATCAAAATCTTCTGCTACAAAACTAGTATCTGCATCACTGATGGCACCTATAATTGCTTCGGTAAGTCTAAAGTCCACATACTGCTCAAGAGCTTTTGCATTTACTAACGCATCGTCATCTAAAGGTTCGCTATTGTCGATTATTCCACCAGGTACATCATAACTAAAGATATTTTCTTCGTAATCCTCTTCTCCACCGACAGATATAAAACTATTTAGAGGTGTTATATAAATTGTGCCGGTGTGATTTATACTATTTGAGCTCAATGGCAATACATTACCAACAGCATCTTCTGCTAAAAAAGCACCTGTAGTATCTACGCCGTTATAAACCGGAACGTCCTCATCAAATACAAATCTAGCATTATTTTCTGTTCCGCGGTCTAATTCAATGCCAGCTGTAGTAAGTGTTATACCTGCCCCAGTCTCGCCAGCATTGAGTGTTAGTATATTGTCAGCTATTGTTGTATCTACAGATTCTACAGTAGTAGTTGTACCTTCTACTAATAAATCACCTCGTACAACTACGGTGCCTGCGATACTCGAACCGGAACCTGTAGTATCAAGAGTAATACGTGCAGCCGCTTCATCAGGGTTGTCATATTCAACTATGATTTTATATTCATCGTTTTTTACTCGTACTACTCTTGACATCTACAATTCCTTATTGTGCAGGTACAGAGAATGTAACTACTTTATTTGGTACATCAGCATTGTCATCCGGCCAATCACCAATATTGTATGCACCACGGTCAAACTCTTCAGTTACGTCGTTCCATACTTCTACTGTTCTATTAAATAATTTTGTAACTCGATAAGCAGCACTAGAATCAGAAGCACCATCGATATCAATTCTAAAACTGTTAGCTGGCATAGCGCCATTATCTGCGTTAGTAAGAGTTAATACTGTACCAGCAGCCGGGTTACCGGAATCTGAATCTAATCTTACTAAAAATTTAGTAGAAGACTTCTGTTTTAATATATGAGCTGCGGTTGTTGCTTCATTGCCCGGAGCTCCGATATTATGTCTTGTTACAGCAATACGGCCTGGGCCAAAACCTATTTTTCTTTCGTTAATCGGACGTCCCATTTTTTTCTCCTATGTTGACGTTCTAAGTCTACGCTGTGGGTCAGCATAAGTCTATAGACAATGTATTTATCAACATAAGAGGAAAGGTATACTAGCCGAAATTAGTATACCTTTCAATTAAAAGCTTCGATGTCACGTTGCTCGAAAAAGAGAGTTATCATCGATTATAAAATGTGATAGGTTGGACTAAGGATTACCAACAATCGCCTTTGTAGATCCTGCCTAATAAAGCGAAGCCTAGCATCGAACAGTTACTTTCGAAATTCGCATCTTCATGTCTCCATGCTCATGCGCTGCCACTACAGCTACTAGCCAAGTTACTGCCTCTACCAAGCAGCGTTTCCTTGCACTATCTAACTCGGACCGTCGTCTTCGTTATGTTTATATAATAGCATCGTATAAAACAAAGTCAACCAAAAAAAGTCAAAAAAATAGGGCCCGTAGGCCCTATTTGTAAGTGTAATTTAGACTTAGCTAAAGCTTACGTTACCGTCTGTGATAGCAACGTTAGCTAGGTAGTCTGCTGCGTTACCTAGGGACGAAGCAGTGTTGTTAAGCTCAACATAGCCGTAGCGTGTTAAGAAGCTTACTACTGGTTCGAATGTACCTGGGTCCAACACAACACCACTTGACATTAGCGGAATGTATGGGCAGTAGAACGCTGCTGCGTCTGATTCGCTTGTACCTTTGTAACCAACTAGTACGTTAGCACTGTCTGCTGCGTAGCTGTTTACATATACCTTCATAGCGTTGTTTAGAGTACCAACTAGCTTTGTGTTAGTTGGAGCTTCGAAAGTACCTTCTGTTGTACGAGCAAACGCAGAAGTTGTAGCTGACTGAAGAATTGTTAGCGCAAATGGGCTAACAACTGCCCAGTTACCAGCGCCACGACGTGTACGCTGAGCAATTAGGTTAGCTGCACGGTTGATTTGAACAGCAAGTGCTGCGTGCTCGTCACCAACGAATGTAGCTGTACCAGAAACTGCGGCCTGGTCGTAAGTTTCAACTGCACCACCAGCAAGTGTGCCTAGACTAGCTAGGATTTCTTGGTCGATTTCAGCAGTAATTTCTTGTGCTAGAGCAGCCATAATTTCTGCTTCAACATCAATACCGTGCTGTGACTGAGCATCTTGAGCAGCTTCAAAAGTCCAACGAGCTGATAGCTTACGTGATTTAGCTTCAACTGTTTGCTTTAGAATCTGAATGCTTAGTCTGTTACCAGCAGAACCTTCAAGTGCTGCTGTGCTTGCCGCGGTAGCATTTGCTGTGTCACCGGAATATGCTTCAGCAATTTTGAATGGGCTTAGAGCTTCTTCGCCTGCTACTGCACCGCTTGCGCCTGCGCCAGCTGTGTCGCTGTAGCGAACACGTAGAGTATGAATTTGGCCAACTGGACCAGTCATTGGCTGTACGCCAACAAGCTCGTTTGCAATTACAGTTGGCATTACACGTCTAATTACTGGTAAAATTACACGGTTAAGTGTAGCAACGTTACCAGCAGATGTAGCACCTGCAGTTGCACTCTCTTTGAGATACTTGCGAGTATTTTCGAGAGTTGTTTCCATTACGGATTTTCTAGTGCCGGATAGGCCTTCAAGCAATGCACCTTTGGTGTCGTGCCAGCGACCTTCTAGTAGTTCTGACATAATTAATCTCTCCTTATTTTAAGCCTGCAAGACGTCGTAGTGCAATTACATTTTGATCGTCTGCTATAGAACTATGTGTTTGAGTTTCTTTGTTGCCTGTTATTTCTTTGCCTTCAGTTAATTTTGCCTTTTTACTTGTCGCCTTTTTAGCAGTATTACCTTCTAGTACTGTCGGCAAGTATTTGTTATATGCTGTTTCTAAACGTGCAGTTTGAACTGACTCTAGCAAATCAGACATAATTTCTTTCTGACTTGAGCTTAGAGGTGCTAGAAGTTCTGCAACTTTATCTTTGCGTTCACTGCTTTCTTTCAGAAGCTTGATTTCAGTATTCTTGCTTTCTGTTAATTCTTTTGTTTTAGAAACAATTTTTGCAGCTTCTTTAATTTTAGACTTTTGATCTTCTATAATTTTAAGAAGTTTTGCAGTTTCGGACTTTTTATTCAAATGACTACCAATATATTCTTGTTGATAAGCTTCGAATAATCTACGTCCAAAATCATTTTGTCGTGCTTGAGTAATATCTTCTCTAAGTTGATATAACTCAGACTTAAGTGATTCACTTACAGTTTTATTTACAAGTGTAGCACTTTGACTAATAAAGTCTTTTTTGACTTGATTAAATGCGTTTCTTGACTCGCGCATTAGTTTCACTTTGGTTTCAGCTAAATCTTTCTTGTCAGTATAGAATTCTGCAATTTCTTTTGTTAAAGCTTCTACTACAAATTCTTCTAACTTTCGGAATTTATCTGCAACTGATTTTTGATCTTCATGTAGTTCGTTTACTTCTTGGCTTAATTGTTCCATAACAAACTTTTGTAATTTGTTTGAATGGTTTTTGATAGCAACAGCATATTTTGCTTTTGCTTCTGCAAGTTGTTTACGATCTTCTTGGAATTCGGCAATTTCATCAGCCAAAGATTCTGTTAGCATTTTGTCAATGGATTCAACCATTGTCTGCTTGTCATGCTCATATTTACGTGCAAATTCTTCACGAAGTTCAGCAGTTACCTGCTTTTTGTTTTCGTTAATTTTTTGATTCCACGCTTCTTCTATGTCAGAACGAATCTCTTCCGAAACTACATTATTTTCAAATAATGTTTTTAGTGCATCCAACATATTATTCTCCTGTTATTGGAGACCGCTGATAATGTTGACCAGCGATTCTTTTAGATATTTTTGTGCCTTTGGATCGTGCTTTACTTCTTTGCCTAATTGAAATGCCTTGTAACCGCCTCTTGCATTCATTAAATGTTCGTAAATTGGTGTAGGGTAAGCTGAAGGAGCACTAGGTTGTGCTACAATATCAACAGTTACTATTTCAAAATCGCTTACTTGTCCTGAACCGTCTTCTTTGACATTTCCTGAACCTCTACTTGAAACACCTAGTTTAACTCCGCTTTTTAGCATTGTTTCAACTAGGTTTCCCATTGGTGTAGGTAAAATTTTAAGTTTACCTAACCCGTTTGCGTCTTCACACCACATGCTCTCAATCATATGTGATACACGATCAAGATTGATGTTAAGACCTTCGGGATGATCAACTTCACCGAGAACTGAATAGCCGCCTTTAATTTGCGCATTCATAGTTTCGACAGCTTTACTAATTTCATTTGCAGGGTAGACACGCTGGTTAGCGTTAGTTACGCCACCCTCTATGAAAATTCCCTTCATGTACAAATCTTTGCCATCATTTAATGACTCGACAACTATTTTAGCCTCGTCGTATGTAAGTGCTTCTGTTAAGTTGATCATCCCTGTTCCTT